CAACCAGACGTTCCTAATCCCGACCAACCTCGGCGACAAGCCGAGCCTGATTCGGTTGATCCCGTTCGCTAGCGTGAGCAACGGAGCCACCCCTGGCTTCCGCGTGATCGGGTGGACGACCTACGTGCAGACGAGCGGAACGCCGATCTACGTCCCGACGATGCTCGCCGACTGCGCCTGCTCGTACAACGCCACGTCTGGCAGCATTCCGAGCCTGTCGGTGAACAGCGTGACGCAGCACTTCTTCCACCAGATCACGGTAGGAACTGGTGTTCCAACGGTGAATATCTACAGCCCGGGCACTGCTGCGGCGGCTGGAACGCCTCCTGCCTGCGTGGTGCTTGACACCATCGGAGTGCAGTACGTGACCGTGCAGTTTGAGTCAAGCACTGGCACGATGGGCTGCTTCTACGCATTCCTCTGATCGGAGGCACTGATGCGGTACGACGTAGGCAGATTCCGCCGACCGATGCGCCGTGGTGCTATGGAGCAGATGGTGTCATTGATTTCACTTGGCGACGGCTCCACGCTGTCGCTGGACTTCACGTCGATGAGTTCGCTGGACTCGCGGTTCACGTTCAGCCGCAGCGGTGGTGGTTCCTATACGGCGTCGGATGGCCTGCTGTATGGGTTCGATCAATCGACCACCAGCAACACCATTGGAACTGGTAGCAAGACTTTCACGCTGTCCGCTACGGCAGGAGTCAATCGACGCTATGCGGTTGGCGATCTCATCATCGCCAGCAGCGGCGCGAACAGCATGAGTGGCAGCGTCACCTCATACAACCCATCCACGCAGTCGCTTGTGTGCAGCATGGCAAGTAGTTCCGGCAGCGGAACATTCACCACATGGATCATCGGCAACAGGCAGCCTCGCTTCGACTACGACCCGACCACGCTCGCGCCTCGCGGGCTGCTGATTGAGAGTAGTGCGACGAACCTGCTTACTTACAGCGAGGACTTCAACGCTGCTGCGTGGACGGATACCAGCATCACGAGGGCCACGGGAAACGCGGATCCGGCTGGTGGAACGACTGCGGTGCGCTTCACGGCATCGGCTGGCAATGCGACCGTGATTCGTTCTGCAGCCATCGGCACATCGGCAGAACGGACATTCAGCGTGTGGCTGCGCCGCGTGACTGGTACAGGGAACATCCAATACACACAGAACAACGGGACGAACTGGACTACGCAGGCAATCACATCAACTTGGACGCGGTATTCGTTCACGCACACGGTCGATCATCGGGTCGGAATCCGCATCGTGACGAGCGGCGACGCCATCGAAATGTGGGGCGCACAACTCGAAGCAGGCTCCGGCGCATACTCGTACATCCCTACGGGCGCAAGCACCGTGCAGCGAGCGGCGGATATCTGCGACATGACCGGGACGAATTTCTCGTCGTGGTTCGTGTCTGGATCACCGTATTCAATGTTGTTCAAGTATTCGATGAACAACCCGAGTGCATGGGCGGGATTGAACGTGGATCGTGGAGCAGGACTTTTGAGTGCCAGCGGATTTGTTGACCCTCGCGTATATGTCAATGCGGCATATCGGGTTAGTGCCATCTCTGGTGACATCGGACGGTATATTAGGGTATACGAAACTGGCGCAACACCTGACCTTGATATGTCTCCGGGTACATATCCAGCAGCAGCCAGCAACACAGCGTTGGCATTCGCCGTAAACACGAATAATTCTGCCGTGTATGGCGCAAATCAAGTTGTTGGAACCGACAGCGCCAACACTCTGCCAACTGGATATACGCAATTCTCAATTGGGCGCACCGGCGGTGCCTTAGGGTACATCAACGGCTGTATTCGTCAAATCAAATACTGGCCGCAGCGATTGCCGAATGCCACGTTGCAAGGACTTGTTGTATGAGCGACTACTACCTCCGAGCAAACACCGAGGCCGCGATGGCTAACGCATTCCTCGCGGCAGGCATCACCATCCCAACCGTAGACGGGCAGATCATCGACGGCACGGTGCTGGACTACAACGGCATCCGGCTTGATCTCGGCTGGATCGGCCCGGTGACCCGCATCGTGGACGAGGAGCCTGTAACCGACGCGCGCTTCCACGCGAACCTGCGCGTGTCAGGCGAACTGCCGCCGGAGGTGCTGGCGGAGTTGCCGATCCTTGACCCGCCGCCTGCTGTGCCGATGCGCGTATGGGCGTGAGGTGGCTGGCTGTCCTGCTCCTCGTCGGCTGCTCCGCGTCGGAGCGGATCGCGGTTGAAGCCAACGGGATCAGCGACCGTGCCAGCAACATCCACGCGCTGGCTATCCGCATCGGTGAGCGGTCATCCGAGCCGGACACGATTTCCGACGCGGCCAGCATCGCTACCGAGGCCATGCAGATTCGTCACGGCGTGGCGGAAATACATACCGCCCTGCCCGGTGTGACCGACAAGGTTTCTCCGATTTGGGCCACGCTGAAATGGGTTGCCATCGCAGCAGCCGGAGCCGCCGCCGTGTGGCTGCTGACGGCATCGGGCATCCTCGCTGCCGTCCGGGCTGCGCTCGGTTGGATTCCGAAGCCCAAGGCCCGTGCGGCTTCATTGCTCGCCGCCGCAGTCGATGACGCGCGGCCAGAGACTACGAGGGAGGCAATTGCGGCAATGAGAGCGCAGGATGCCGAGTTCGACGCTGCCTGGCGTAGAGCTACCAAGCAGTCGCTATAATCTCACCCACGAAAGGAACCTCATCTATGGACGCAATCCGCAACGCTCTCGGTACTGGCTTCTTCACAATCGTCGTCTTCGTGGCTGGCGCTCTCATCGGGCAGCCGCTCTGGAAGTGGATCTGGGCGAAGTTGCCGTTCAACAAGTGACCCGCATGGGCGTGGCCTAGCGGCTGCGTCCATGTTTCGGCACCCTCTGTGCCCGCCCGATTGCGAAAGCGTCGGGCGTTTTATTTGCGGCCTAGACGGTGCTGGATTCTGTCATGCCGCATTGGGTCTAAGCTGGTACCGCGCCGCGCCGGCATCCTGTGACGGATGTTCAGCATGTTGCGTATCTCGTCTGCCCAGATGCAATCGCCATATTTCGTCAGCTCAAGCATGGATCGCAAGGCTTCAAATACGGCCTCGACTTCGCCTGCGAGAGCGTCCATGTGCTGCTCGCGGAGTTGGGTCGCTGTTCGCTCGAGCGTGACCATTAGATCAGCTGGAGGTTTGGGTCTAGGCATCCTTGCCATTCCAATAGGGTAAGAAAAAAACTCCCGACTGACGGAAATCAGCCGGGAGCCTTGGAGACCAGTGCATGCCTGCACCGATCAGGCGATTCTACAGAGTTACGGTGCGTTGATCGCCGAAGATGTTCTGGATATCAGATTCGGCACTCCACCGCGCAACCCACGATCCATCGCGCGATAGCCAAGTCTCGTTGCCCTGCTTGTCGATCCGGGCGATCGCATACATGATCTCGGTAGCGGCATTGCATCCACGGTCGAGAATGTCCATCTCCATCTCAATTGACCGGGTGATGATTGGCCCGATGGGTGAATCAGCCTCATCGGATTCCTCGCGGAACGACTGGATGGATTGCAGGTACAGACTATGGACGCGGCCCATGTCGCCATCGCCGAGCATGATCCATGCAATGTGGGTGGCATCCCACGGCAGGTTCCGGTTATGCCACGGAACTATGCGCTCCTGCTGAATCTTTGATGCTGGGCTGCCTGGCGTGGCGACGCGCATCGTGGCCTCAACCTTGTAGTTGAGCCAGAACATGCCGGCGGCCAGCAGCAGCAGTACCGGGATGATGATCCAGTCAATCATTCTCGACTCCCAGTCTGGCGTCAAGTGACGCCAACAGTTCGCGAGCCTGCAACAGCGCATCCTCGCTGCGCGGGTGAACTGTGCCTTCCATCGCGGCGTCGGCATCGGCCTGCACTTGGCACCGGATCACGTTCTGGTAGGCCAGACCACGGCACCGGGCCAGCAGGCGATGCAGGCACTCTTCCTCGTCCAGCGCGTTGCTAATCGCCTGCCGTAGGCTGGCAATCGTGCGAATCGAAATGATCTGAACAGATCCAGCGGACTCGCCTGCGACCGGGATCGTCCCGAGGATGTCGTGAGCTGTTTGTGTTGGTGTCATTGTGTTTGTCATTGTAAGGCTTCTTTCCTTGTGGCTCTCGCTAGTAAGCGATCATTCCCTACCTTCCGGGAACAGATCCGCAAAGATGTTGCGTTCGCGACGGTGCGGAATGCGCTCGTCCATCGAGGTCAGGACGTTCTCGGCCATGATCGCGTCGGGTCCACGCTCGTTCATCACGATCAGGCGCAGGCGGTCTCGCAGGAATCGGGCTTCCGTATCAGACAGGTGCAGGTGCAGCATGGTGGTCTCCATTAGATTCGCCTCCGCTCGGAATCAGGCAACGCGCCAAATGCCAGGTCGAAGGCATTCCAGTTCCCGGTGCGTCGTGCGTCGATTGCCGCACTAATCACCGCACGGAATGCATCGGTCCTGCCGGGCTTGGCACTTGAGAACAGATTCGGAAATTCCTGATAGACGTAGATCGCGGCTGGATTCCCGCTGCGCGTATTGCGCTTGTTCTGGGTGCGAACGATCAGGCCGCGCTGCTCGAGGTCCGTGAACCTCGGGCTGGCTGACTGGTGCGTCAGACCAAGCGTCGCCATCGCCTCGTCGCAGGTCGCGCCGTGTTGGCCGGCGCTCTGCACGAACTCCAGCACACGCTGCGCGATCTCTCCGATGTTTGTCGCCTGGTATGCGATCCGGCTTGTCTCACGGTACGTCATGCTCGGGCCTCCAGCAGTGGCAGAACCTCGGCCTTGAACTGGCGCTCATAGTTGGCGATGTCTTCCTCGAGGCCATCGCGGAATTGCTCGCGGTCCTCGCGCTTGTAGATGTGTTCAAACTTGGTGCGCCAGTCGAACTGGTGCAGGTATCTCCGATGCAGGTGCAGCTCCTCGACGATGACCTGCGCATGCTCTGGCAACGTGAAGAACACTTCGTCTGTGAATGCGGCGGTCAGCCGCTGTTCCTGTTCTGGTGTCATCGGTTGACCTCCTTGTGGTAGCCGAATGATGTGAGTGCGGCACGCAATTTCTTGATCGCGTTTGCGTGCGCGTGATAGACCTGCTCCTCAGTCAGATTGAGCAGCGTCGCGACCTCCTCCATCGTGAGTGCTGGAGCATGCGCCTTTATGCGCGGGCTGTAGTCCTTGCTCCTATCACGATCTGTCCATCGCGGAACGGTCTTCATGGCTGCACCTCGAGGCTCCCGCACAACTTGATGAACTGATCGGCAGCCAGCGCAGCCGCATCCTGCGCGGCGTCGCATGCGTCCTCTGCATCAAGGATGTCTCCGAGGATCGTGCCGGCCCTGACAGCGGACAGGCGGCCATAGGCTTCGTCGGCGATCCGGTCGGCGGCCACCAGAACGAACGCGGCCTCCAACTGCGCGGGCGTAATAGCAGCTCGCTCCCAAATCTTGCGAGCCAGGTCGGCGGCGCGCTTCTCCTGCTCAATCAATTTCGATACGGTCGGCATGTTGTGTCTCCTGCGCGGAATTGCGCACACCTAATGTAACGCCGTGTCACAATATGTCAAGCGGCTAGTCGGACACATTTCGGACACATCCATTGCGGCTACGAGAATATGTCAAGATTGTGGAATATGGGTGTTGACAAGGTGCTGGAGATGGATTACCGTGGTGCCGCGCAATACCGCGCAATGGAGATACACATGCCTGAACCCAAGACATCACTCGCCAGCGCGTTGCTGGCCGCACAACGCGCCCTCCCGAGCGTCGGGAAGGATTCGCAATTCAAGGGCGGCACCTACGGGTACGCATACACGAGCAGCGAAACGATGATCGCGGCTTGCCGCGAGGTACTGCACGGTGCCGGGTTGACCCTGCGCCGCGCGGGCTGGAAGTTCGATGGAACGCCGGAGGGCGGCGGGCTGGTCACGAGCCAATTCATCCTGACCCACGCGGGTAGCGGCGAGAGCGTCACCGATGAGGTCGCTTGGGTTGCCGTACCGCGCGGCCAGCAGCCGATCGACAAGGCGATGGCTGGCGCACTCACGGCCAGCATGGGTTACTACCTCCGGGATCTGCTGCTCGTACCTCGCGAGGACGAAAATGAAATGGACAAGCGCGATGACCGGACGTTCGAGCCTCGTAAGGTTTCACCTAGGACTGAAACCACTACAGTTGCCAACAAGTCTAGCGGAAACGCTCCAGCATCCCGCCAGACGCAGCAGGAGGCTCCACGATCGATTCCTGCTCCGAAGGCGGCTCCGGTATCGCCGAAGGCGTCGGAGCCAGCCACGACGGCTGCTGGCGCGTTTGGCGAGGTGATGGCTTCAAGGCCGGCCAAGGACTGCGCATGGCGCGGAGGAATGACCGTCCGCAAAATTGGCCAGGGCAAGGCCACCAAGAACGGCGGAAACAGATGGCCGATCCTGTTTGAGAGCGACGCTGGCGAGGAGTGGGCGAGCTGCTTCGACGAGGCCGTCATGCTGGCTGCGCAAGACTGCATGGGCGGCCAGCCGGTCGATGTGTTTGTTCAGTCGGGTCAGTACGGGCTCACCCTGTACGGCATCCGCGTCGCGGTACAATCCGAGCAGCCAGCGGCGGCGACGGTGCCTGCCGAGGATGAGATCCCATTCTGACGCACCCGGAAGGCCCGGGCGGTGAAGCGATTCCCGCTCGGGCTTTTCATATACACGAAAGGACATAACAATGAAAGATCAAGTAGATCAATTCATTGACGATGTCAGTAAAAACGACTGCGAACTGGAAATGTCGCTGGTGGTGCCAATTCAATTTGTTCTAGGGCCGGATGGACACTTGCATTTCAACGTCATTGAGCGTTGGACTGCCGCGCGAAAGGGTGCGACATATAGGGCGATGGTCGGGTTGCTTGCCGCAATGATCATTTGTGACATGGATGCAATGGATGCCTTCAAGACATGGCTGGAGACCGAGTCGGTGGGCAGAGAGTTGAGGCGAAGGTGTATTGATGCAGAGCGTCGAATCGTGCGTGAAGCGATAGGTGCAAAAGTTGTATTCAGAGCATTGCCTGAAGTTTCAACTGATTCCGTTCGCGCACGTTTTTACAGAGATGACGGTGGGATAATGCGTGCCAAATGCGATATCCAACACTCTTACACAGATGATGCTGGCATCGAACACGGTCTAATTTTCAAAAAGGAGACACCATGAGCAACTCAATCACACGACTGTACGAAGCGACTGCTGCGGCGCAGGAACTGGAGGAGATGATCCAGGCCAGCGCGGAATCTGGCGGAGACATCACCGAATTCGACGGGCATTTCGACATTCTGGCACGGCAGGCGGACTCGCTGCCGGCGGCCATCGACGATGTGCTGTCGCTGGTGCGCGACATCGAGGCGCGAGCCGAGGCACGCAAGGCAGAGGCTGACCGGATGCGACAGCGGGCCAAGCGCGACCAGGCGGTAGCAGATTGGTTCCGGTCGCACGTGCTGCGCGTCATGCAGGCAGAAGGGTTCAAGAAACTTGAAACTTCGCGCTGGCGCGTGACGCTCGCGATGCCAGGCGGTAAGCGTGCGCTGGAGATCGTCGGCGACGTGCCGGACGATTACAAGTTTGAAATGACCACAGTTGAGACCGACACGGCAAAGATCCGCGAGGCGCTCGAGGGCGGCGCAACGCTGCCGTTCGCGCGGTTGGTCGAGAAGCAGCCCACATTGAGGATTTCCTGATGTATCACCATACTCCAGCACTTGAGGGCGTGAAGCGGGCGCTGGCCGGGCGTGGGTTTGCCTGGCCGGCGAAGGGAGTCAAGGACAAGGATTCGGTCATTGCAAGGTTGATGGCGTTCGACGCGCTGCACAACCTGACCGGGCTATCGGCGAGTCGCATTGCCGTGCTGGTCTCGAGCGCACCGAGCAACACGAAGAACATGCTCGGACGAGTGGAGCGGTGCTATCGAAACCAGAGCGACCGAGCTGCGTGGATTCAGGAGGCGCGTGATGCGATCGTGGAGGAGTTGAGCAGTCAAACGACCGAGTAGAATCGAGCCATGACCAGCGAGCCGCGCCGTGATATCCATGACCGCCTGCTGTTGCATGCGACGATGGCAGAAGATTCCATCCAGCGCCGGCAGCGGGCAATGGCCGAGTACACGCTGGCGCACTACGAATCGGCGCTGTTCCGCGAGGCAGCTCGGGAGATCGAAAATTTGCGCGCTCGCGTGGCAGACTTGCAATCCAGGCTGAAGTCGGGACAATAAGCGAAACGGCCCGCCTCCGACGGCGAGCCGCTTCTAACCGTAACCGCGCTGATAAGAGCGCAGGAGGCTTCGATGAGTTTACAACCAGAAGGCGCGCTCGGCTTCATGCCGTTCTACTACCAGCGGTTCGCGTGGTCTACGCGAGGCTGGCCAGCCGATGCCGCGATGGCGTACCTGTTCCTGCTCTGCGAGCAGTACAGCAACGGTGGTTTGAACCCTGATCCGCAAGTGCTGGAGGAGATCGCTCCCGGCACGGTCGCGCATTGGGATCGCATCAAGCGCAAGTTCACGCATGGGCCGGACGGCCTGCTACGGAACATCCGGTGCGAGGAGATCCGATCCCGGAGCCTTGCGGCCGGCGACCGGAAGCGGCAGCAGGCTCGCAATGCGGCGGCAATGCGGTGGCATAGCGGGAGCAATGCTCAAGCAATGCAGAACGATGCCAACGATAACGATAACGATAACGAAAGCGATACCGATAGCGAGATCGGGAACGAGAGCGAAAGCGTGAATCCAATCTCGCTCAACGGCTCCGCCGTCGAGCCTGATTCATCCGTAAATGATCCGAAACCAAGCAGGGCACCAGCCAGACCGAAGATCGGCACCGACGAAGACTTCAACGCATTCTGGGATATCTACCCGCGCAGGGTGGGCAAGGGCGCAGCACGGGCGGCATTCTTCAAGGCGTTGCCGCTTCTGGCCGATGAGATGGAACTGGTCGAGGAGGCGGCGGCTCGGTACATGATCCAAGCCGTGGAGGCTTACGCGAACCGAGCGGATACCCGTGCGCTGGAACCGAAGTTCGTGCCGCACCCGGTGACCTGGCTGAACCAACGGCGGTACATAGACGAGCTTGAACGAATCCGAGAGGAGCAATTCCGATGAGCGACCGAATGGAACGAATCGCACACGCATTTCCTGAAACGGCGTGGGCAAAAAATCCCAAGCACAAGAGTCGCAAGGCGAATCAGCAGATCATCGACAGCCTGACCGATGAGCAGTTCGAGGACAAGTTCGCGGAGTTCCGAGGCAAGCAGGTACCGAGCACGAAGATCGAAGACTGGCAGAAGCCTGTCCGAAGGGCGGGATTGGCGAACGCCATCGTGCAACTCACCGACGAGGACTACGAGGCGATCTTCAAGGCGTTCCCAAACTTGCGCCACTACGCGCACGAGGTTCGCACGATGCAGGCAGCGCACCGCAAACTCAAGGGCATTGCGCCGCTCACGAAAGCCGACGTGCAGCAACTCGCGCAAGACCACCCGAATATCTACGGGCCATACGCGAAGCATGATGCGGATCGAATGCTGCTCAAGGCGGACGATGGCACCGAGCAATGGGTAGACCGCCAGATGTGGGAAGACCGCCAGCGCATGAAGAAAGACCTGCTGCTGGCTACCCGCGAGGAGATCGCGGTAGGTGTCTCATATGCACGACAGGTCGGTGCGCTCGGTGGCGAGCCGCTACCGGGCAAGGTCGAGGAGTGGAGTGCGTACTCCACCGGAATCGTTTGGGCAGCAATGGAAACGAAAGGAATCTTCGCGTGAACAAAGTTGAATTGGAAATGAATGAGGAAACAAACCTGTCGGATTTGTTCAAAGAGCATCCGCAGGATAGGGCATTGGAGTTTGATGCTGAAAACTTTCGAGTGATTTTGTGGCATCCAGATAGGCCGAAAGCGCACATTCATGTGCTGAGTTTTGATTTTTGCAAAGGTAACTGGGAGTTGACGCCACGCACACTTGACAAAGACGAAGGAGCAGACCTGTACGAACTTTTGTTATCCAAGCATCTTCTAGATATGCGAATCATTATCGATCGTTTGGAATCGAAAGTGAGGAACTTGAATCACATGGTGCCGCAGTCGAAAAAACCAACGCCACCTGACGATCTCCCACTTTGAACGGAGCGAACGTGACAAATCATCAACCGACAGACCCAGCGACCGACGAAACCTCACACGTCACGATCCCGGCCACGCGCAGCGAGTGCGCGAATCCGGTTGAGGCTGCGCTATGGCGGGCCTTGCGCGAAGCGCGGCGCGAGCGCGACGAGGCGAGGCGAGAGGTGTGCAAGTGCAACTCCACTTCATACCCGCATGACATGAAGGAATGCCATGAAATTGCAGAGTCACGCGGCTGGGACTGCTTCTCGGAGGACGGCAAGTGACAAATCATCAACCGCTAGACCCAGCGACCGACGAAACATCACAGGTCACTTCAAGGCGAGCGATTGGAATGACCGAGGTTGTAGGTCTTATTGAATCCATCACAGGGTTCAAGCCAAGCCGAGCAACGATATGGCGCTGGCAGTTGAATGGAAGACTTGTGGCGCGACGTATCGGTGGTCGCCTTTACACGACAGAGCAGGACGTGAGGCACATGCTCAAGCGTGATGAACAACTAAAAGGCATTTCGGATGAGATCGAAAGTCTGCGGCGCGAGCGCGATGAGGCGAGGCGGGAGGTGTGCGTTTGGCAAACCGGAAGAACCGGCAGCGCATTGCAAGACTATGCCAAATTACGCGGCTGGGACTGCTTCGCGGAGGAAACCAAGTGATCGTCAGAGCTGAACGGAACGGTTGGCGCGACGAGTGGATCAGCAATAGGCATCGCGCCTGGGGCGTGAACTGCCCAGCCGTCGATTTAGATTTCATCATGTGCGAGTACAACCACGGCATGCCAGTCGCTCTGGTGGAGTACAAGCACGTCAACGCGAAGCCAGTTGACAAGAAGCATGCGACCTACCGGGCCTTGATCGCGCTTGCCGATGGATACAGGCATCGACCGTTGCCGGCATTCGTCGCGCTGTACAGCTCACAAGAGGCCACGTTCATCGTGCAGCCTCTGAACCAGCATGCAGAAACGTACTTTGGAAGCCTGGCGAACACGTTGATGTCCGAACAGGAGTTCGTCAGGCACCTGTATCTGCTGCGCAAGAAAGTGCTGTCCGCAGAAGACGAGGCTGTAATCAGGTCATTGAGTGCGTCGCGAGGACTAGCATTGATGGAATCCGGTGATACGCTGAATGCATGACGCTGCCAGTCGAGCGGTTCAATTCCATCTCGCGCACACGCCATTTCCTCGGCGCACTATGCGATCCGAAGCGGACGCCGGGCGTGCCATCCGCAATTCGGGATGAAGCCAGGCGGTGCCTGAAGCACTTTCCAACCTCGCTGGACATGGAGGAGGCCAGACACGGACTACGGCTGGCTGCTCAAATCTGGGCTGCCGTCGAACCGCTTCCTCGCCGGCTTCGCCGACCGAGAACTTCCGACGATGAGTAGGATGCACACACAATGACGGGCGAGCGGCCACGGACGGCCTCTGCCCTTGCGGTCATGCTCCGCGCGTGGCAGGATGCGCTTATGCCCGACGTACTCACCGTGACTGTTGGGATACCGGCTCGCAGCCTTCATGCGAACTCGAGGGTTCACTGGGCTATCCGCGCAAAGGCCACGAAGAAAGCGCGTGTCGAATCGTGGGCGGCGGCCCAGATCGCAATGCACGAAGCAGACGAAAAGGGTGGGTGGAAGGAGGCGACTTGCGCTGTCCACTGGTACGCCTCCACAAATCGCAAGCGCGACAAAGACAACTGCCTGGCAGCTCTGAAGGCCACGTTCGATGGGCTCGTTGATGCTGGCCTGCTGGAGGATGACTCGGCACTGACGCACCTGCCAATGGTCATCATGGTCGATGCCAAGAACCCTCGAGTTGAACTGCACCTGAAGCGGTGGGAGGTCAAGGGTGGCGCGTAAGAAGCCGGGAACCTCAACTCGCGAATGCGACCGTGATCGCATTAGACATGAGTTGAAGGATCACTATTGGCGAGATGGATCAACACCCGGAACGCAGTGGACAGTCGAGAAACTTTCTCGAAACATCCACCGGGTCACGATGCTTGCCGATACGCCGCATCGATTCGAGTGGCATGGGTTGCTGGCTTCAGATCGGCACCATGACAATGCGCACACAAATCAGGAACTGGAGCGCAACCATCTAGATGAGTTACGCGAGCGCAAGGGTGGAGCAATTGACTGTGGTGATCTTTTTTGCGCCATGCAAGGGCGCTGGGATTTGAGAGCTGATCGCTCTGCATTGCGGGAGGAATATCAGTCTGGCGATTACCTTGATGCCCTTGTCCGCGAGGCAACAAAGTTCTACGCGCCATATGCGGATCGCTTCGTCTGCATCGGACGAGGCAACCACGAGACAGCGATTACCAAACGTCACGAGACCGATCTGACGGAGCGCCTGTGCGCAGGATTGAGCGCCGCGTCGCAGTGCCCTGTGTATTCCAGCGGCTACGGCGGGTATGTGCTGTTCAGGCTGATTACGCAGTCTGGTGGATCATTCTCTTTCCGTGTCAAGACCTTCCACGGTTCCGGCGGTGGAGCCATTGCCAGCCACGGCGTACTTGACACCCGCCGGCATGCGTCGATGTACCCGGATGCAGACCTTGTAATCACTGGGCATAGCCACCACCACTGGATCGTTCCATTGGCTCGAGAACGCCTGCGTCAATTTCTAGGCCAGGCTGAAATCGTGCTTGATGAGCAAATACATTGCAGGATTGGCACTTACAAAGATGAGCATGGCGACCACTTTGGTGGATGGGCATGCGAGAAGGGTCTCCCACCAAAGACACTTGGTGCGGTTTGGATGCGCCTGCACATTGCCGGCACACAAGGGAACTATCGCCTAGCAGCGGAGTTGACCCGTGCAACATGAAGCCAGACTCACGATCAACGGAAGGCGCTGGAGGATCAAGCTTGTGCGGTCAAAAGACTTGCCGAAGGACTGGCTTGGAGACTGCGACCACCCACCAGGACCGCACCCAACCATCCGGGTGCGACGGAACCTGTCGCAGCAGCGACTCGCATCCGTCATCGCACACGAAGTCCTTCACGCCGCTGTACCGGCATTGGATGAAGCGACGGTCCAGGCCGCAGGAGATGCGATAGGCCGGGCATTGTTTGTGCTACAGTTCCGCCGAGTCGGAACATCCAAGCCTCCGACGAAAGGACAACCATGAAGCCAGCCAAAGGCAAGCGATTCGTCAAGGTCGTGAAGAACCCGAAGACCGGGCGCACCAACAGGGTCAGTTACGGGCAGGCCGGCAAGGCCAAGGGCGGCGGCGACCGGATCAAGCCAGGCACCGCCAAGGGCGACGCCTACTGCGCCCGTAGCTGGGGCCAAATGCAACGCAGCCCGGCAGCAGCAAAGAACCCAAATAGCCCGCTGCGGCTCTCGCGCGCCAAGTGGAAGTGCAGCGGCAAGACCAGCAGACGCTGATGCCGCGCCACGCAAACCTGCCGTTTCACCTGTACGTCACCGTACCGAACCACCTGCTCGGGCCTGGCATGCCTGCCGGCACCACCAGAGGCATTTGGCACGCTGTCTATTCACGACCAGGCCAAATGCTGATGACGCATGTCCTGCTCGAGAGCGGAGCACATTGGTGTGGCCTACCCATGCACGGACTGCTGGCGACCGACGATGGCGGCTTCTGGCACGATCGACATGACCTGGAACCGTGGGGCGGAATGGGCGAACATTTGGAATGTCTCCATCTGCACTATCTCGAAGGACTCGAGGTAGTTACGATCAAGTACGGATGGAAGGGAAGGCACACCGGAATCGTGATCGATTGGACAGACGGCTTCTCTCGCTACCCGCAGGAACACAAGCCGCTCAACCTGCTCGAGATGGACACAGGCCAGTTCGCCCTGCTGCCGAATAACTACGTCACCTACTCGGACAAGCACCTCGTCAACCCGAGCAAGCGTGAAGACTTGAAGAACTACCGACGAGGAGAAACCACCTATTGGGAGAAATGATGGCGAAGAAGCAGAAGAACAGCCTCGTCGGGAACATCAACCGCAGGCGCAAGGCCGGCACCAGCCGATCCAAGTCAACGTCCACCGTGAGCCCAAAGGCATATGCACAACTCAAGAAGGGATGGAAGTGATGCCGTTCACGTCCAAGGCACAACAGCGTTTCATGTACGCCAAGCACCCAAAGATCGCCAAGAAATGGGCAAAGAAGACAAGCAGCTTCAAGAGCCTGCCAGCCCGCGCAAAGAAGCGCAAGTAATCGCGCTCAATGAGCATGGGCACCGCATCGGCGAGACCCACCACAATGCCACGATCCCGGAAGAAACCGTCCAGCGACTCCGATACCTCCACGAAGAGGAGGGCATCGGCTACCGGCGACTCGCTGCAATGTTCAACCTCCGACGAGACACCGTCATCAAGATCTGCCGATACGAGCGCCGAGCCCAAATCGCTCGTTCCTGGAGGCGCAAGGCGACCGGGTAAGCCTAAAGAACCCATATCTAGGGACATCCTAGAGGGTCTGCTGCGCTGGATTGCAGAGGGAAAGACGCTGCGGGAATGGTGCAGGCAGCCGGGCAATCCGCATTTCACCACGGTTTACGATTGGATCAATGCGAATGAAGCACTTATCCTACGCTTCGCGCGCGCGCGCGAGGACGGATACGAAGCCATAGCAGAGGAATGCCGCACGCTTGCAGACACTCCTCCGCATGACCAGGTCGAGGTGCAATGGCGCAGGCTTCAGATCGACACGCGCCTGAAACTGCTCGCCAAGTGGAGTCCGAATAAGTACGGCGACAAGGTCGGGATCGACCACGGCGGATCGGTCACGATCAATGTCGTGACGGGACTGCCGGATGACTAGTTTCACGGTGCCGCTGGGATTCACGCCGAGGCCGTGGCAGCTCGAGTGTTATCAGCGCCGCAGGCGGTTCACCGTGCTGGCACTGCACCGCCGCGCAGGCAAGACCGAACTGGCGCTGGTGCGTTTGCTGCACGCCGCGATCAAGTGCCGGGATCAGATGCCGTTCTTCGTGTACGTCGCGCCGTTCCTGAAGCAGGCCAAGACCATCGCCTGGGCACGCCTGAAGCGCAAGGTCGAACCCATGAGAAGGTACGGCGGCGTCGAAATCAATGAGGTTGACCTGGCCGTGACGCTGAAATCGAATGGTGCCACGATCCGCCTGTTCGGCGGCGACAACCCGGACGCACTGCGTGGCGTGCGCCTGGAT